ACTATTTTACAGCGTCTTTTAATATTGCAGTTCTATCGCTTGTTCAATCTAGTCAAAAAACGCTTTAAATCAATGTTTAATAACAATTTATTCACGATAAAAACTCGAACTAGAACGGACTAGTTAGGTTTTTTTGCCCCTTTTTTGCCCCTTTCAGTCATAGAAATACTTTAGGGAAAAGCAACTTTTCGAAAATGATTTGTTTAATTATATAACTCAATGATACAATACTTTTGTAAACTATTTCTTACGAAAGAAGGGGAAATTTTGAAAAAGGTCACTAAGTTAGGCGTGGTATTAATGACTGGATTAATGATGGCAGGCATCGGATTAGAGATGCATTCAAGTTTTGATGATCCATCTTCTACTGTTGCTTATGCTGCAAAGAAAAAGAAATCGGCTTTAAACTCAAATAAATCAATTGAAAAATATCTTAAAAAGCAAAATAAATCTTTGAAAATACTTGAGGTCAACGGCACTTACACTGAGAAAGGAAGCTACACTGCCCAGATTACTCTTGATGCCAAAGATAACGGAATGAATAGCGCAAAAAATCAAGTAATTATGGCGGTTAAAGCACTGAACAAAAAGAGCATGAAGAACTTCTCTAATATCGGAATTAGCGTTAAAGCCGATATGACCGACGGAGACAAAGGTTATGCAATCAAATCAGATTGGACACCAGAGTTTATAAATTCAAATGATGCAAAAACTTTGCGTTTGAAAAACGTAGAACAACGTGCTGAATCTTGGTGGCAATTAGAAAATAATTAGTACGCTCAAAGCGGTTTCCTCATGGAGACCGCTTTTTCATTCTTAAGAAACTGTTCGCTTTACATTTTAGAACATATGTTCGTATAATGTCACAAAGAGGTGAACGCTATGATCTACGATGACGAGTCAGCTATCAAACTGTTTTTAGAAGCTAAAAAAGTTTACGAGGACCGGAACATGCTTAAATGGATCGGATTTTACCTGTCCGACCAAACAGCAGCAATCAATAAGGATGTAACTGAACGGTCTAAGGTCAATAATCAAAAACCGTTAATGCAAAGTGAAGAAATTGAAAAGGTCTTAAACGAAGCTAGACTAAAAAGCAAACCTGTCTCTGTTCAGTTAGAAGCCCTCAATGAAAATGCACAGTATTACGATGATGTTATAGGAATGATTCGAGGTTACGATGAGTTAGGAATTTACATAGGTGATCAAAAAGTACATTACGATGAAATTAGAAATGTTGAGGTTTACAACTGGAAAAAATGGAGTGAACTGAAATGAATCCTATCCTCTCTTATCATCTAGGATTGATAACATTCGATCGTCTCCAAGTCTTATTGTGGGATTTCGGTCCTAACGCTATAGATGAAATCGGAGAACGATGCTTTGCTTTCTACTGCAGCAAAGCTAATGGTCTTCATAATTTTGATTACTACATTTTAAAGTATGGGAGTGGTTTAAATGCTAAACATGAATGGTATTGTAAGTAGCATAAAGATTCTAAAGTATTCTGAACGTCCCCTCGTCTATTTTAAGCTTGATGATACTAGCTGCTTAATTGCTGGCCACTCGTTGAATTTTCTTGCAGATGTAGAAGATGGAATGCGGATCGCTGTTGGTGGTGATTACAATAGTAGGAAACAGTTCGTGGTGAAGAAGTATGCGGTTATTGGCAAGACGAAGATCATGATGGAGTTTGAAATGATGAAAATATAAAAATAACCTCACCCCTATGATTGAGTAGGAATGAGGTGAGAGCGAGAGGAGGTGAAGCCTCTCTAAACCCATTTTAACATATGTGATACACAATAAAAAAGCAGACACTCTTCGCGGAAGTATCTGCTTTCCTTTTAGGATTGTATACTATGGAAACTTTATAAATAAAGTTTAATATAAAATTTGACTAATATCAAATAATATGCAACATATAAGGGCATTGACCATGACTAAAAGTATGCTAGAATTTGATTCGAGTAGAATCCAGCGAAAGAAGGTAGAACATGAAGGCTAGTGAATTGCTAAGGAGACTAACGGAAAATCCTTTTCACGAAGAATATAAAGGAATATATACACAAATGGGCAGCACTCTTGTACCTCTGACTACTGCTAAACCTGACGATGAAGGAAACTTAGTATTTTTTCATCTGAACAAAAAATCGCCTATGAGTATAAAAACTTTCTTCTCAATTTTATTAATCCACAAAAATAAAAACGTTTTCTATTGGAGTAATCAAAAAATTTCTATTTATAGTTACCGAATAAATCGAGGGAAAATCATCGTATAAAAAAAGAGCACCCGATTACTCGAATGCTCGCACAGAAAATAAAGATTTTCTTGGATTAATGCTATTATACAGTGTAACGCTTACATGTGCAATAGAAAGATATTGATGTATCAGACTAAACTACTTCTTTCCAAAAACTACAACTATGTGAAGGGATTACTTGTTTAAATGCATCAGGACTTTCATTATTGCCACATTTTGCGACTTCATTTGGATTGATAAACGAAATGCCGGACGCTTTATCCATTAATCTTTGACCTTCCCAGTAAGTACAATTGGCACAGGTCTTTTCCGCTACATTGTGTTTTGTTTCAGCCATGATGACCACTCCTATTCCTTTTTATACTTTCATAATGATGCCTAAAAAGATTTTGAGCAATAGGTAAAACTTAAATGGAAATGAGAATCGTTCACAGGTAATAAAATTTAAAAAAGACCTTAGTTTTTGCTAGGGTCTTTATAGTCACTATTATTTCATTTTACCTAAGCATAGTATTGTTTATTATAATAAACTACTTTTTTTAGAAAACAAAAGACAACAGTTCCATTTTTAATCATCTGTATTAATCTTTTTAATAGAATCTCTTATCAGTTCAAAAAACAGCCCAAACATTCCCCATATTCCGTACATTAATATTGAGATAAATATCGAGAAAAATATCTTTCCAAAATAGACATCGTAAATGTAACCGAATATAAAAAGGAGACATAAAAATGAAATAAATAAAAAGATAAAAGAGACAAACATTATTCTTTCTAAAAATTTTTGATCTGTCTTAAACTTTGTGAATAGAGTTGTATTATTTGCAATTATTGGAATAAACGTAACTGCGAAAAAAAGAAAGGCAGTTGCTAATGCTGAAAAAGATAGAACTGAATCCATCATCTCTCTCAAAGACTCTAATTTAGTTGTGGTCATTGAAATCATGTTGAGAGGGAATTTCCAGTATATAATAATAAAGAAAGGAATCAATAAAGACATGTCCTTATTTCGTTTCCAAAAATCTATCATAACTTCACCCCCACCCTATATAAATCCAAACTAAATATCTAACATCAAAATTTTTCTATTGTCATTGTACGCTTCTTTTAAAGAATCTATCATTGTAGCTATCGTTATTTTTCCTTCTTGATTTCGAACAACTTTCGCCTGAGATATCAATCTATTTTTTATTAAATCAATGACTTGAGTCTCTTCTCCTTGAGTGCCATTAATAAGCATCCGAGTTACCGATTTATTGCTATCCTTATTCATCATTAGAACTTCTTGCAGACATTTTACAGTTTCTTTTACATCCAACCCATTAGCATAGAAACCAACTTTCATTGTTCGAGCTTTTACTTTGTCGATTATCTTTCTATCTCCATTCCTAGACCGTCCTTTATTTGCTAGTTTTTTTGGATTAACGATCCTTTTTACAGAAAATTCTACTGCTTGAATACTGTCAATATTAGAAATATTCCTTAAAGAAGTATTATTTAAAATTATACTTAGATAACCTTCTTCTTTTCCTGTAACCTTAGATAAATATCTTAACAAAAGTTTTTGAGAAACCCCTCCATTGTTGCGAGGAATAATCACAACTCCTGTTGATGGATTCAAAGCAATTACAGTGTCTATCGTCGGACCTTCATTTGCTTTTTCTGCATAGGTAGTTCTTCCTTCCATTACTGGCAAACTAACATCACTTATCGACGCTTCTTTGGACGTATCTACTTTTGACAAGCAAAATGCCCAATAATAATCATCCTTAAGAAGATTGACTTTTTCGATGTAGTTAACGCCCACAAAAACATCTTCGTAACACTCAATGAACGTTATATTTTGATTTTCATCATTGTTAAATGAGTTCAGGGTATCCTGAAAAAAACTGTTCTCCTCGAGATAATTTTCATTATCGTCAAAAGAATATTTTAATTGAAAAAAATCGTAATTTTGCTGTTTAGGATTTTTATTTATAACCATAGTTATCCCTCTTTCTTATATCTGCTAACCTAATTAAACCAAAACAGGCTTTAGAAAACAAGCGTTTCCCAAAGCCCTAGCAGATATAATCCAGAAAGATTATTCTTTTATTATATCAAACTTACGTTCGATTTTCAATCTCTACGTACCCCGCAGGCCTCGAACCCGCATCTTCCGATATGAACCGGAGTATTCTACCAAATTGAACTAGGGGTACTTTTAAAAAACGACTATTATTTTTTAAACATGTTACAATATAAAAAGTCGGAACGTCAGATTTTCCCCACAGTCCACTTCCCCAAGTAACTGTATCTGACGTTCCCTTTTTTATGGGCGAGTGACTTCCCATTACAATAAACTTACCCATAACCCGTTTTCTTTGCAAATGATACACTCATGACAAAGTGATACACTGCACAAAGAAACAACCAGCCCGCACACGACTGGTTGCCGATCAAGATGAAACTTAGTTATGAAAGAAGTAAGGTTTAACGAAAACCTTATCTATATTTATACCCTTATATTTGCTTTTTTGCAAGCGCGTTCTTATCAATGAAAATGTTTGTACCACCACAAAAAAACAACCAACCTGAACGAAGGCTGGCCGCTGATCAAGAAAAACTTTCTTATGAAAGAAGAAGTAAGTATGGTAACTTACGACTTATACTATAACTCTTTGAACATTAGATTACAATTGTTTTTTAATACTTAAATCCTTTAATATGCGCTGGATTAATGTCAACATCCTTTGCTTTACCCATCTCTTGAATCTCTTTCAATACAATAGGTGCATCGGTCTTGTTGAACCCTTCCCCTTTAACACGAACGTCATAGGTTCCATAAGAATTCGCCTCGGCATATGTTTGACCGTCTAGCAAAATATCTTTTAAGAAGTTCCGCATGTGAACATCAAATGGATTTTTCCCAGTAAAGGCGCTTGCTGGCATGTTGCGTGATTCAATTCGAATAGTAGGTTTATCCCCATCAGGAGTTGCAATATTTTGTTGCATATAGCCTGGATAATACGATTTAAGCTCTTGCTGTAGTCGCAAGACGCTCTTATCGCAACGTGCTTTATTTCCAGTCTTTATGACTAACGTGTAGCGTCCATCACTTTGCTTAACAGCTTTCACTTGTTCACGAAGCAACGTCCAGGCGTATTTCGTTTGAATACGCTGAACCATTTTTACCGCCTGATCTTTGGTGATATTATCGATCGCAATGCCGTTTTTGTTTCCGGTTGGTTGAGGCTTAGGTGCAGGATTTGGTGTAGAACCATTCATGTATTTTTGAATTTGAGCAATAAAATAATCTTGCATGATCGTCCAATCTCCATGCACCGATACCGATCTATGCGGACAAGCGGTGGCTGAGAATTGTTTGTGCAAGATTACCGTATTTCTATTCGGTTGTAGTCCATAGCGTTTTAAAATTTCAGCAGCTAGTTTTACTGAACGATCTTCATTATTTCTAAACGTATCTAGATTCCCCATAGATTGACAAGCTTCAATCCCTATATAGTTTGCATTGCCGTTTGCATTCGCTGTATGCCATGCCATATTTGCTTCATTCTCAACTTGTAAGATACCATCACTACAAACATACCAATGGGCGAAGCCCAGCTCTGCATTATGACTTGGTAACCAATTTCTATAAAAAGTAGTAGTAGCGCCTTCAGAAGCTGCATCATTGTGGATAACCACTCCATAGGGATTTCTTCCACGGCCGCCTGCAATACCTGACATTAATTGCATGTTAAGCCACCTCCATTAATTTATGATTAGGAAGAGATAACATGTATTCTCCTGCTTGAACCTTCGTAAAAATGTCATTCGAACGTAGAACCTTATACTTCCCGTTTAACTTGAAAAAATCTCCAACAGTAAATCCATCAAATTCTTTTTCAATCCCTTCCGAAGTAATTTCCGAAAATCCATTTTCTACATAGGTATCCGTGACTTCTACGCCACCTTTTCCGAAAGAATCTAATTCAACGAATTCGTCACCAACTTCTTTCACAATAAAACTGCCAATTGCTGTGACAAACTTTCCTTCTTCAAACATTAGTCATTCCCTCCCAAATTCAATAGTTTTGTAAAGACTTGATGTAATCCTGTAGAGGCTAACCCGCTCACTGCACCATAGACAATGGATTCCACGCTGACACCATTCATTACTGCGCCTAATGCAGCTCCTAGCACCGCCACGATCAATGGGATATATAAATTAGCCAGTTTATTAAATAGTGGTGTCGCTTTAATCACGTAACCTACGATCAAACACGCGACAACAATTACTGGTACAAAGTTTTCTGTAATAAAAGATAGATCCATGTTTATCTTCCTCCTAAATATTTAAGTAGCTCCATAATAAACGCGAAAATAACCGCTGCAGACCCGCCAATACCTAAAATCATTTTCCAAAGATTTTCCGTATTTAGCCTCTTTAATTCATCTGAACGCTTCTCAGCATCCGTGTTCCGTGTCAGTATTGCATTTAAAATTTCATTATTTTGTTTCATCTGTTCCGTGTTTTGTTCACGCAAGTATTTATTTGATTCATCCACTCGAATCAAACTTTCATCCATTGTTTTTTGCATTGCTAGGGACCGCTCATTCAATCGGCTAATTTCTTTGTCATGTTGTTTAAGCTTGTTTTCATGCTCCTTCACCTGCGTTTCTAGTTCCATCCACTTGGCTCCCCCTTCCAATCAAAATAAAAAGCACACTCGAAAGTGTGCTACTCTGCCAATTCTGGTAAATCCATATCCACCAAGATTTCTCTCACTTGTTCGCGGATCAGACCAGGTACTTGTTCGATCGTCTTCTTACCTTTGATAATCAACGTCGCGTAGACTACTGCCATTGTATTCACCTCTTTTCTGAGCAAATAAAAAGCAATCCTAATCCGCAATGTTTGCGTCCAAGATTGCTTGTACTTCTTTTCTAATTGTCTTTGGTACTTCCTCAATAGTTCTCAGACCTTTCTGAATCAAATTGACGTAGATATTTGCCATTTATTTTGCCTCCTTACTTGCAGGAACCAACATTTCGTAAACTTCGGCTATCGCTAGTTGCGTGTCCGTTGTTTGAATCGCCTGCTCTTCCGCTGTTTTTTTAAGGTCTTCATTTTCTTTACGAACAGTCTCTGTCAAAGTTTCTAATAACTTTAACCTTTTGGAATAATCTTGAGTCACCGCTTCTTCCCATTTTCTCTCTGTGAAATTATAGAATTGAGATTGTTCATTTTTTAGACCAACCAGCGGTTCTTTCTGAACAAATGGCAACACCACTGGAAAATCATCTGCGACCTCATGAACTTCAAAGCCAATCGGATATAAAACCTTATATATTTTTTTCATTTAGATTTTCCTCCCTTTAGTATGGATCTTTAGCAAGCCAAGTTGCTGAACCGTTAAGCCAAGTATCCGCACCAACCTTATCCGAACAAATAATTGTATTGTCTCCGTTACCTGGTGAAGAGTATACTAACAGCGCGTTCGTGCCATCCTCGCGTTTCAAATTGATACGTGCGTTATCTATAGGTCTTGCCCACTCTGGTGGGTTAAACCATATCCCCTGATTGTACTTTCCAACTGCCAACTTAAAAGAAGCGGACATATAAACTAAATCACCGCGTCGAAAAAGTTTAATATATCCGCCTCCGATAATACTCGAATTATTTGCAGAATCTGACATGGCGTAATCATTTGCATTCTTAGTCAAAACGACTTTTTTCCCTGCTACTAAAATCCCATCTTGAAATTCTTTGGTTCCTAATATTGTTTCATTACCAGATGCTCTTACAAGTTTCCCATCGATCCCGTCGATTGCATCAGCATGCGTTTTGAGATACTTAAAGCCATCACCATCTTTTAATTGCACAATTTTTGTCATTATTCTGCCTCCCCTACTTCTTCAAATGTAAAATTTTGAAGAGTGTCTAATTTCTTTTTGTCTTCTTTTGCCATCAGGCCACTCTTGTCTGCCGTTGCCACTTCAGTAGTCGTTGCATCTACGCCATCTTTTCCTTTAAGAGAAACTAGCCATTGTGACTCCGTCCCTTGGAAACCTTCAGCGACAGCTATTTCATAAGCTGACTTGCCATCTTTACCAGGTCCTATACCAGCGATTTGAGAATTCGTGTAGGCTTGCGCGCTTTGAAAGGCTTCTGCAGCTTTTTGGTCAACATAGACCTGATTCGCTCCGCCTTCCGCAAATCCCGGTGTGCTAATAATTCCTGTATTAGATATGGAGATATTTGCACCTGCAGTGTAATTCATCTGTACATCGGCGGATAAAACATCCTCAGTCATGGTTAATCCATCACCGATACGAACACCGCCCTTTCGAAATTCGGACGCCGTTGGCAAATCATAGTTGCCTGATCCACCAGTCGAGCTAATTTCTCCATCTTCAGTGATAGTGATATTTTCTCCGGCAGTATAATTTTTTAGTGAATCCAATTTATTTTTCAATTCTGTTGAAAAATTGTTGTCTGTTTGTTTAATTGCAGATAACTTTCCTGTAGCTTCATCAATTGCTAATAGATCTCCTAGTTTGATTCCGCCTAATTTTTCTACTCCTGCAATTGGAAGTACATAGTCGCCTTCTCCATAATTCAGAATTTTCTTATACATCTCAGCAGTAAGTATGCCGTCTTCTGTTTCATTCGCGTAAGGTAATTTTGTGATGGCATTTTCCAGACCGAGATCGGATTTAGTAATCACGACAGCACCGATTTTTCCGTTCACAGAAACCACTTTAGACTGACCCGCGATTATTTTTTCAAGCCCTGAAACGGCTGAAACGTCAGTCATTGGAAAGAATTGATACTTCACGCCTGTCTCTTCGTCGGTCTCCATCATGCGTTTAATTTCCGTCACTTAATCTCACCTACCTCTACTAACTTGAACACATTTTGCTTCGGATCATCTACAGTAGCGATAACAAGCGCACCCTCTGAAATTGTTGATTGCACGTCTTTAATGAACTCAACTTCATGATTGATTGAAAAGGCATCGTCTTGCAAAATCTCTACCACTTCAACATGCCCATAAGGAAGTGTATATAGCGTTTCTCGAAGTTTGGTGTAGAGGTATTCCGCATCTGCTTTTAAGCGCTTCGTAATCGACTCATGCCTTACACCGTTGATGTCCACTCGGGCATCCATCAATTCCGATAGCATGACGCCGCCTGGATCAACAGATCTTAATATATCCTTGATGGATTCAAACCACGTCAGATAGTCCGTTTCTTGCCCATTGCGCCACGCTTCAAAAGTCGTTTGTTGGTACTCACGCCATTTTTCAAATTCTTTTTTGCGTGCATTCATCCAATCGGTAAAGTCTCCTTGGTTTTCATTAATGAAAGTTGCCATATCGGCAATAAGGTCTTCCACAGACTGCCAATAGGAACCCATTTCACCTTCTGTTTTAGAGACTGCTATAACAACAAAGTAGGAGAAGTCTTGCGTGGTTCCAATCACGTCCGTCCCTTTCATGATCATAAAGTCAGCCGTTTGTCGGTGTAACGATTGCATCGAGTACTGATCAAAGGTGTACTGGATTTTCCCATTCTTCGCATCGACGATTTTAGCACCTAATTGCACCGGGAATTTTTCACCAACGATCGATTCAAAATAAACTTTACATCCAGTCAAATCGTACGGTTGTCCATTTTCAACAATTGCAGCCTCCATAACCTCGGTATTTCGATTGCCTTGTCGAACATTGATCATTCCAACATAGTTGTAAGGCTCTGTCGTGCTTAACGTGACATTCCATTTAGCCATCCAAAATCACTCCCTTCTCAAAATCAGGCGGAATACAAATGGATGCGATTTGACCCGCCCCAAAAAACTGACGGTCATATTCTGCCACGATTTCTCCTGATTCTGCATTCTGTTCATAAGTTTGAATACGGCCGCTTTCAAGACCACGGATCACGCCTGTATGGCCGAAATAATCGTGAGCACTAAATGTTTCACTCACTTGTGCATTGCGTTCCCAGTTGATGATCGCGCCTACTTCCAACTGGTCGTATTCAGGATGATTGATTACGGTCCAGAGATACATTGGCCAGCGATACGCTCGTCCAATTTCAGCAGCGGAAAAGATATTTCCTTCACGCACTTTCACTTCATACCTTGTGCCAGCGCCCATGTCAGGGCCGATCATCACTCCCGCATACTCAGCGCTTAATGCATAGCATTGGTGGTTTCCAATCGGTTGATTCATTAATCGTTTTAAATGATTTAGTCCTTTTTCTTCTATCAAAATATCCCCTCTATTTCTTTGCGCGAGCTAAACAAACGTCGCCGCCATTTAGTAAGTATCCGAAAGAACGATCGACCCTACCAACGCCCGCGTGTAATGCTTGAGAGCCGCCGTTTTCAATAATCGCGGTGGTATAGCCATGCCAGTCTTCTGCGAGTACAGCAGTATGCCCGTTTGCGCCTGCACCGCCGCCTAAATTCACGATAATAATATCTCCTGCTTTCGCTTCATTTGGAGAAACCTCTGTCAAGTATTGTCTTGCACCCCTAGCATCTGCGGTCATTGAACCGGTATACCAAGTTGTTCCTCTTGGAGCCGTTTTGTATCCAGCTTTTGTTAGCACTAGCCAAACAAACGTGGAACAATCTGTTGTTCCGTTTATATCTGGATTTTCAACACTCCCAAAATTCCAGCGCAAAGGCATTGAATACGTAAACCAATTAATGAAACTTCGAGCTACTTTCACAATGTCTCCTGCAGAGGGTATTTTTAAATCTTTGAATTTGTTGTACCACTCGATTGCCCACTGTTGTCTAATTGGATGTGAATTTGCGGGACGTTCATAGTTACGTTCAAACGTATATGCCGCAGCTCCAGGATCGGTCATTGACTTAAATCCTGATTGAGTACCCGGTTGAACAATTCCTAACCACTGACCGTTATACATGGTCCAATCAAGTAAGTTTCCTTGAGCTGACATGGTCTTATAATCTTCAGTGATTCCAGCCGCTCTCATAAGATTTTGAACATATGTGCGTCCGTCATAGGTCGCTGGTGGTACTAACGGATAAGCAGAGCCATCCCATTGGACAATTCCGTACGCGGGTCCACCTATTTGAGCGATATCCGGGTTCATTGAAACACCCGCTTCACCTTGGACGTTCCCTAAAATACCAGCAGCAGCCGCTTTTGAATATCCTTTAGATAAGAGCATGGTCCAAAGTTCCCAAGCGAACTTATCAGCTTGAGAGGTCACCTCTGGAGGATACATGCCGTTCCAACTACCGCCACCGTTATTTCCGCCACCGCCACCTTGACCAGGGAATACTTCTTGACCATTAATCGTTATCTTCTTGGCATCAATTGTGCCGCCCACTTTTAAATCTTTGGATATCTCCGTTTTGCCTTGTACTAAAACATCCCCAAAGGCTCGCAATTTCCCTTGTAAGTTCAAATCGCCGAAGTGAATCGTTGTCCCATTCGCCAGCATGACAAAGCCCTTATCCTTGTTAGGGGATATCAGGATATACTTCCCATTCCCTTCCGTTCGAATAACGAGCGCATTATCTGGAATTGGTGTCGGTGTTGACGCATTTGGAAAAGGATTTCCCGTTGAATCAGTCGTACCAATAGTTCCGATTTCTTTATTTCCACTCCAAAACTGCATCCCTTTTTTTGTCAGTTCCATGATTTTTTTATTACTATTTACAACTTGTAGAGCCCCTTTGGACAGTTTTAATTGGTCACCGTACGCATTGAAGGATGTCTCAAAAATATCGGCTTGGATGCGTCCTGACTGGATGTAATTCGCATTGAAGTTCCCGTCTATGGTCCATGCGGTCTTAAAATTAGCTTCATTGAACTTTCCATCAATAAATCCAATGCCTTCAGAATTTGCGACAAGAAAATGATTAGAAGTATCTATGGAATCCCCGTTCATCCACACCATTTGATAAGGTTGACGACTCGTCCCTTTTCCAGTATCCCAAGGATTCATCATAATGATTGAACCGCCTTTGGCTCCACGAATAATATCGCTCTGCCATTTGGAAACTTCCGTAGATTCATAAAAGGTCATTTTCTTATCATCAAGTGACTGTATAGCATTTTGAGTATTTGAAGATTGCCTAATTGATGAGGTGTTTAAGTTATCTCCAAGGCCTGTCTCGACCTTTCCTGTTAAACGATCAATTTTCACACTGAAAATCCGTGTCTCGTAATGATATCCGCGATCATCTCGATGAATTCGAATGATATCCCCTAAACTATCCGCGCCGAAAATAGTTGTTTTGAATTGAACCAAAGGTCTGGAACAATTCACTAGCTCTTGATAGGTAAGTTTTATCAACTCAACAGGGTCTTCACAATCTTCAAAAATGACAACCTTCTCTCGCTTACGACGTTTCCCGTTTTTCGTAGGAATACCGTACTTGGTGGTCATTTCAGGAATTTCCAAATAGATTTGACCTGTTGGCTTATTTAATGGATCGCCTTTCGATTTCGACCAATAGACTTGATTAAACTCAATTCGACGTCCATAACCGTCTCCTACTTCTTCTCCTCTGCCGCGGCCGATTAAAGAAGTGTAGATATTGCTACGATCTACTTCTTTTTGAATCGTCAACGCTTTGTCTCCATACTCATAACGTTCATTACTGTATTCACCGATTTGTTTATAAACTTCAATCCATTTATCTGTGATACCTTCACCACTTAAGTTGCATTTAAAAACAATTTCACAACCTAAAGTCTGTAGGTTCTTTAGAGCCTCCCGTATGCTGCAATAATAAAACGTCATAGAAACGGCTGGTAAAGTTGAATCTAAATGACCGACTCTCCATTCTCCTAAAGTAAAGTCCATAACTCTCTGTATAGTTTTTTGAAAAAACTCATTTGCAGGTCGAATATCGTTGATAATATATGCGTCCAGTTCATCCGGTCCAAAGTTGACACCAGTAAAAATTAACAATGTGCCAGGATCAGCAGTTCCTACTATTTTGTACATAGAAAAAGACGACTCGCTTTCGCGAACCGCCATATATACTGATTCTTTAATTTCCTTATCAAATTCTGTACTTACTGATAACTTATCATTGATTAACTCATCTTTATTTGGTGTGATCTCTTTTTCTTGAACCACCGAGAAGAGTTTTTCATCACTGATTATCTTTATAAGCTTTTGATTGTCATCAAAGAAATAAATATCCTTATTCATCATAACCAAGCACCTCTAAATCGTACAAGAGGATTTCCGTTGTCACTTTTGATCACATCGCCTGTTTTCACTTTGAAACCTTTGAACCGACTAGTCAAATCAAGAATACGCGTCTTGTTCTCGCCATTCACTAAAACTTTTCCTTCAGTGATTAACAGTTCGACTTTATCACCTTTTTTGATAGCTGAATTTGAAATGCTGATTGTCTGTCGGCCATTAGTGATTCGAACTGAGCTATCCTTTGTTGCAGCAAAACTGATTGAATCTGGCGTTACCTCATGCGGCAAATACTCAAATATTTCTCCGTTTGTCTCAAAGACTTTAGTATATTTCCGAGGATCTGAACAAGTGATAGTAAAGCTTGAAGAGATGCTATTTGTATTTCCCGGAACTTTATCCGTCGCAGAATATCGACCAAAATAAGAAGTGTCGAGCTCATCATTAAAATGAATCTCGACATCTTTTTGCCGGTACAGTAAACCCATCAGTTTTTTGAAGCTTCGCTGAAATTCAACTGAATTAACTTCTGTCAGTTTGTAGAACACTGTCAATATACGTTCAGGCAAGCGTTGTGAAGATATATGAACTCCTACGTTCTTTTTCTCTGATTCAATATCTAACGACAACATTTCCCGACCTTCAACGTAAAGCGTTTGATACCCGGGAAGTATTTTTTCAAACATGACACTGTCGTAAATCATCGCAGAAGTCGGAATCCACGAATCGTAATCAGAACTTTTTATTGTGTCCCTAAATTGATACATCGGGTTATCCCATTCTTGCACGTGTCATCCTCCTTCTAAAACCCTAGATTTATTTCTGTTTCTTGGCCTTGCGCTTGTGAGATATCATCCACGAAGGCTTTAAATTGCTGATTGCCTAAACGGATGTTGAACGTTGCCGGTTGTTTGTTAGTTCGGTTTTCATTTCTTGTTGTAATAGAATGTCTCACTCCTAAACTAGCATTCAAGTTGCTCAGCGCAGGGATATCCATCACAGAAGCCATAGCTCGATTTATTTCACTTTGCCCAGAATAAATTCCCGTTGAAATAGTTCCGCCAAAATTCAATTGATCTAGATCACTTAGTGGTCCCTCTTTTGCTGGTGAAAATGGTAAATACCGTCGTACTTTTGATACTACTGCACTTATCGCCTTCACCGGCAAACTTATTGCTGACCAAATTCCATCAGCAATCATCTTGACCAAATTCCAACCAGCGTTTTTGAAAATAGAAAAGAAACCTTTCACTACACCGATTACAGCTTCTAACGCTCCAACGACTAATCCACCCAAACCATACAGGATGCCAGAAGCGGCTTCTACCATACCTTCCCAAGCCATTGACCAATCTCCAGAAAGCACTCCGAGAACAAATTTGATTAAGCCTTGAATCACACGCAAAGCCCCTTCAATCACGCCCGAAATAGCTGTCCATATACCTTCCGTAATACCTTTGATAGCAGTCCAAACACCTACAATAACACCTTGGATCACACCCATAGCATTTCGAATAAATTGTCCGATTTTTCCATTCCAAATAGCATCTACTGCGGCTGCGATTTCCTCGTTATTTGCTTTCCACCAAGCAACGACCCCTCCGAAAATTCGCTGAATCGTGTTTGATACAGTTTGAACAGCGAAAGAAATTGTATTTTTTATCGATTCCCAAATAGCAGTAACTGCATTTCTAAATCCTTCACTCGTATTCCACGCCAATATAAATGCGCCTACTAACAAAGCTATGATTCCAATAATTATCCCAACAGGCCCTGTTAACGCAGTAAAAACGCCTCCCAAAGCTGGAAATGATGTTGATAAAAATCCAACAGCTACCTTAAGTTTTGCAAACCACACAAGCATAGAGCCACCGATAAAAAGGAGAGGCCCGATCGCTGCAACTAAGCCAGCTATTACTAAAACCATCTTTTGAATTGGCTCAGGAGCATCAACAAATTTTTGCACCAATCCTCCGATTGTATCGGCTACTCCGCGAATTGCTGGAGCGATAATACCTTGAATTACAATTGCCGCAGATTCAAATGCTCCTAACATTTGTTCTATTGATGAGTTCATATTATCTTGCATTGTTCGAGCCATTTCATCAGCAGCACCATTAGAGTCCTTCAAAGAATTTGTAAGTTTCCCTAATGAATCCGGTCCTTTGTCAATCAACGCCATCATTCCTGAAAGAGATTCTTGACCATATAAGGTTACTAAGGCATTTTGTTGTTGTTCCGGCGTTAATCCTTTAAACGCATGTTGAAGCATCCCTATTTGATCTTTTAATGATTTCATATTTCCTTCTGCATCATAAAAACTCAATCCTAGTTCTTCCATTTTGGCGATCATTGGATCTGTAGGTTTTGCCAGTCTAGACAAAGCCCCACGTAAAGATGTACCTGCTTGTGATCCTTTAATGCCGGCATCAGACATGATACCTATCGCTGCGGCAGATTCCTCAAGTGAAATGCCCATTGCGTTTGCGACAGGCGCAATATATTTCATTGCTTCCCCCATATCAGCGACCTCCGCATTAGTGTCAGCTGCTGCCCGAGCAAACACATCGGCTACATGTCCAGCTTGACTAGCGTCCAGTCCAAACCCTCTCAGTGCAGTTGCTGCATTTTCAGATGCCAGTGCGACATCACCACCCGAAACTGCTGCTAAGTCAAGCAACCCTGGCATGGCAGACATGATTTCATTTGCATCAAAACCTGCAGATGCCAAGTTTTCCATACCAGCAGCAGACTCTTTCGCACTGAAAGCAGTCTTAGCGCCTAAATCAATTGCTTGTTGCTTTAACTGATCGAATGAACTGCCTGTAGCACCAGATATCGCCTTTACTCGACTCATTTGTTCTTCAAAGTCGCCACCGATCTTAGCAGCAGCTATTCCTGCGCCCAGAATGGGAACAGTAAGAAGTTTTGTCATTGATTTCCCAGCAGTTTGCATGGTTGACCCGACAGCCATCATCGTACTATTTGAATCTTTTTCGAAGGTTTCGACAGCAGACTGAGCATCTTTAAATGTTTTTACAAATCCACTGTCTGTGGCTTTCAGATAAGCTTCAACTGAAAATGATTCTGCTATATCGTCCCCCTCCCTTCTCTGAATTCACGAAGGCGTTTAGCTACTTGTGTTAGTTCTCGTTTGCGTTCTTCATTAAGTATTTCTTGTTCGAATATGGACCCTTCAAGAACATTGCTTATTCTTTCTTCATAGTCGTAAAAATCAGAAAATTGTTTGTAAATGGGTTCGCCTTTTTTATTTTTTGCGCGTACCGCATCATTTAAAAAGGCTTGCTGATGCCGTTTCATTTCCTCGTCTACTTGCGAAAGGTTGAAAGCGAGCATTCGTAGCTCATATTCTCTGATAGTCATTTTGTTAACTTCTTCAAATGTTTGACAATCAAGAAACCGAAAAGCGTTTAAAGCTAATTCTTCATAGAATTCTCGACTATTTTTTTTTAGTTTTTGTTCGCTGCTTTTCGTGTCTGAGCTTTCAGTTTTTTTATCATCGCTTTTGTTAAATCCTGCTTCCCCAACTCTGCTATTAAGTCTCCTGACAATTTTTCAATATCTTGAGTCATTAGCCATGCTTCGATTTCAGACTTGCCGACTTTTGCATTGTCTACTTGCAAAGCCATAATGATATTTCTCAGAACGACTGGATTACATTGCTGTAAATAAACAAGCGCTGAACTGATCCCCATTCCAAAAGAAGCACCTCCGGTGTGGACTTCATACATCTGATCAAGTGCTTCGATAGCACCAATGGTAAATTTCACATCAATAATTTTTCCATTAATATCAAAGTTCATAATTTCCTCCTAAAAAAGAAGGCTAGACTATTTGTCTAACCTTCAGTAGTTGTTTTGGTAGTGTCTTGGAATGCGTATTGAGCCTCTTTAATTGTGGATTCAGAAACGGTGGCAAACCCGTCTTTCGGAGTTCCTTCGATGGTTGCTTCTGTTTCAATTTCAACCAAATCCTCAACATTTGCTGGTAATTTCCATTTACCAACTTTTCCACGACCATAGATTGCAGGATATTTTCCTTCTTGTTTCTCACCTTTCAAATCAACATCCCAAAATTCCATCGTAGCTCCGTCTTCTACTGATTTCTTCATGTACATATTTTCGTCATCGTAAGATGCAAGACCTTTTAGCGCCAGAGTCACTTCCAAACCACCAGAGGTAGGAACACTACCGTCTTTCGTTTGTTCTGACTTATTGTCACGCGAATACTCCCATTCGTGTTCAATTTGATATAAAGGCTTTGTCGCATCTTTTGAACCTGCTTCATCTAAACGACGAACAAGCAAAATTCGGTCTTTCCCTTGAATCACTGTCATGCTTTTCCCTCCTAGTAAAACCGCATCTCTAACGGTATTACACAATGCCAGAGTGCGGTATTTGTTGTTGTATCCTGCAGCATTTGAGGCTGCGTTTGATTATTAGATATTTTCCAATTGAAGTTTTTCGATTGCCTTAGTTTCCGAAGTTCCCACAGAATCGCGCCTTTCATATCTGAGACCTGCTTGCGCTTGGTGTGCAATCCATAGATATGGATATTTAATTGAACAGTACCCACTAAAACAGATTTAGTCGCTTGCGGTAGTTCTTGAGACTCGCCAATATACACAAACGGATAAGGCGTTTTGTCTGGCGGCAGGTAAGTAAATACGTTATACCCTAAGACTTGACAGATTTTGTAGACTTCATCGTATAGTTCTTGATCCGGTTGTTTTTGCATTATCTTACCAACCCTCTCATGTCAGCTAAAAATTTAATCTTTTGATAGTTAAAAGCGTTGCTGACAAAAGGCTGCGCAGCTTGGAATCTCGTACCGAAATTGACATAAGGCGCATATTCAGCAGTCGGTGTCACCATCCCGGACAACCCGCCGTCTAATATAGACTGTGTGATGGATCGCCGCATAAATCCGGTGTCAACAGGAGCGCGCCTCTGCATCTGATTGGCCATTTCGGAAGTATTTGTGGTAACCACTTTTTTAACTGCTTCTAAGCTAATCGCACGCTCTATATGAGCAAACAGTGCTGATGTTCCTTTTACTTCAAGACTAGCCTTCACTTTGCAGCCACCTCCTGAACAATAAACGTATTTTTCAATCGAAGGTTACGGTCGGTGATAATCTCGAATTTCTCGGTTTTGTTTAGTAGATTGTTGAAAATTAAAACGTAATCCCACTCTTTTTTGTAAGGACGTAATAAACGAATGACCTTAGCCCCTTGTTTAATATCTCCGAATAACGCTTTAGATCTGTCAGTCCCTAAATCGGTAACGTTAGCGAATTTTATTTTTTCGTCTAAGCTTGGCTCCACATGTTCTCCTAACTCAGGATCGTAATAGCCATCTTTTTCGATAACGAAAGTTACTTCTGTGTCATATCTCATACGAATCGAGCCACCCCTTTACGAGGTACTGTATTTTCTTTCTGTTTATCTTTATAGGCTGTTATATCATCCTCGAACTCATCCAATAATTTTCCATAAGTAATAGACTCGCCTTCTTGGCTATAGGAACTCATTCCTTCATCACCTTTGCGGTTGAATCTCTTAATGGTGCATTCGACAACAATGTAGTTTAACGCCTCAGGAACGCTCTCTAAGAAGCCCAAGCGTACACACAACTGGCTTGAGATTCGTTTAATAAAATCGATTAATTGATTATCCAGCTCCTCGTCATCAACTTCGAGCGAGCGTTTCACTTCTTCCAAGGTTTCGTCCATGACTGCCTCCTTTCAAAAATAAAAAGGCTAGTCAAATGACTAACCCTCCGGTTCTGTTAATGTCAATGTATGGATATCTTTAAATGATCCATCCACCGTTGTTGCTGTGGTAGTATAGACACCTGCCGGAACAGCGTCTGTCCAAGTTACTAGCCCGTTATTAGAAACTGTTAACCCTTGAGTGTTTGGTTGGATTGAAAACTCAACAGTTTTATTTGTCGCATTTTCTGGTAATACCGTAACCGTCAATTGTCTGTTCCCAGCAGTCCCCGCAACTGCTGTTGATGTTTTAGGTGATAGAGTTAAACCTGAAGCGGGGATAACTACTCCCCCCACATCTAAAATACATACAGCCTCTGATTGTTCAAATGAAGGTAAAGAAATCATGGATACCTTCGTTTCGACGTTTACTGGGTCTGCTTTCTTCATCGTTGTAATTGCAACGCCTGTATCCACAATAGAAACATTCGCAACGTTTGGACTAGACATCAAGTCCGCTTCCTCAGGTGTTGTACCAAACCATGTTTTACCCAAAGTTTCTGCTGGCAATAACACAAAAATATTGTCAGGAATGAACTTGTGGGTTCCAGATGTGTCGGTGTACACCTTGTCATAAACGACAATTTCCAAGTTAAATTCTTCTGAAATATAGTCTAGAAGAGACTGCTTCGAAAGTTTGGCAGCTTGAGCATTCGCGTTATTTCCTAAGATTGTTGCCTTGATTGCTGCATTCTGGCGGAGGTAACGGAACGTTTTGCTGTTTAAAACAGCACGGGCTGGAGTCACACCATCTTCTTTCATTGCCGTCACGGCAATATCGATATCCTCTACAGGATCAGCATTTTCAATATCAGACCATTTAGTAGCAGCTTTTTTCTTATGCCCAGCAGGTAAGTCATAATCAATATTGTACTGTTGCCCATTTTCATTGATTTTAATCGTCCCCGTTGTCAGCATTTGCATGCGCATAATTTCGCGACGCACAGCAGCTCCACGAAGTAAATCCGCAACATCATCGAATACACGATTAAGTAAAACATCCTGGTATTCTTTGTTGTTAGTTTGGTTAACCATTTGCAACTGTTGACGCAATTCTTCGTCAATGTAGTATGATTCCTTGAAGAAAATCATTTTCTCAATTAATTCTTCAAAGCCTGCACGTCCACGCGGAATCACATCAGCATCAAGAGCAGAAGGGCGCAACGCTACTGGTGATCCAGTTTTCCCTTTCAGCCAAGACAATTTCATTCCTAGTTGCTTATCCATAGGGAATAATTCTTCTCCCAGATAGGGTTGAGTTTCATTGGTTTTTTCTGCCCAATAAGTTGCTACATTAGGCGCTTGAACCAAATCAAAAATATTTAACGTCGCAAATGTTTGCAAGTTCATTTTCATTAAAGTTTCTTTTCGTACTCGTACGTTCATTTAACAGTTCCTCCTTATTTATTACGTTTAACAAAGTAAACTTTGCCATCTAACGCGGTTTTTGCTTCAGCAACAATAGTTAGTCCATCATTCAAGCGTAATTCGTTCACTGTTCCGAAATACACCAATGTTCCGTTTCCAACAGTTGACCCGTTATCAAAAACAACATCGTGTAATAAGACCCCGACAGTTTTATTTCCATTCCCTACATCATTTGTTACCTTTAGTAACGCCTGCTCATTTGCAAAAGGATCAGCATTACCTACGGGCGTTCCAGCAGGAATGTATTTTTTCCCTTCGCCATTTGTTGCCGTTACTCCTGTAGCATCAACAACAACCGACAAACTTTTATAATTGTTAACGTCGGCTAAGATTTGATTTTTAGATCCGAATACTCGTTTCTCCATGTTTTGTTCCTCCTAATTTTTGAAGTAAGTACTTTTTTTTGTTTCTGTTTTGGTTCGTTGTGCCAACCTTTTACCATAATCTCCGACGACACCATCCTTACTTGAACCGTCCAGAGGTATTCTTCCACCCAATCGTTTTTCTAAATCAGCTTTGATTGATTCCCGTTCCAATTCAATGGCCGCTAGATACGTTTTTACATTACTTGAGGTCGTTTCTGCATCTTCTGACACAACTAGACTAAGAACTTCTTTGGTAGGCGTAGCGCCTTTGTCCGATAGCATTTCACTAGCCTGATCGGACATCTTAGCCAGATTGTCTTTTCTTTCATACTCAGCGATCTTATCCTCAAGTTGCTTTCGCTCGTAATCCGCCTTATCCTTGTCGTTCATTTCAGCCAATTTATCAGCCTGAGCTTTCTCATCACGCCATTTTTCTTCTGCTGCCGTAACTGCTTTGCTTGTTTCAGCTGCGACAATTTTTGCTAGTTCGTCACGAGAAAATGTTTTGCTTGTCTCTTCATTGCTTTTTGAATCCGTTGAGGTTGTTTCTTCTCCCGATGTGCTTTCTTCTACATCTTCAGGATCAGCAAAGAGTTGCAAGTTCATCGGTAAAAATAGTTTTTCTTTTGAAAATAATGTTGGCATTGTCAATCCTCCGCGGTTACGCCGCTACCCGATAAATTTGATCAGTTACGCCGATCAATCGAAACAGCTCAATTTATACCGCCCCGAGCAGTAGAGGGCATAATAAAAAGCCGTTAGCTTATAGCCAGCGACTTTAAATGACTTTGATATATTTGCTATTGTTTTCTTCGAAATCGCGCATAAACCACCAAAATGTATCTTCTGCTAATTCTTCATTGAACAAACTTTGAAACTTAATCTTGGAAGAATACCAATAGAAAGGAAATTTGAGTTTAATTTTTAGCGTGAATGTTTTTGGCATAATATTCTCCTTATTCAATAATCCTCTTATAATCAACTTTCGCACCCATCCGCTCATACCAACTAGTAGTTTCTAAAAGGTTAGGCAGTGTGTGCGAAATAATCGAAATGGTTAATTGATCTTTAGTAGTTCCTTCTGCAACATTTACAGATGCATAATTGCCATTCCACACCGGTTTTAACTCATTACTAATCAATTCTTTATTACTGTTGTAGATTGGATTCTCTTTCCATTGAGTACTATTTTCAGTTTCAATGGCTTTTTTATAAGCTTTGCCCAGCCCTTTTTGAACTTCAATAGTTAAAATGACTTCGTTAAAATCTTTCAAACGTTTCACCTCCAATTTTGAGCACAAAAATAGCGCCCTACATTATTTTTGCTGAGCACCTAATATAATCGTTCATTATATCCATTAGGGATGTTGACTGGGGAATCTATTCTGATTCTTTCGTCAATAAAATCAGTAAGCTTCTTGGCTCCTTCAAATGAAAAATCGAAGTGATCTTTTTGTGTAATAGTCAGATATTCGTATAAAGGAAACTCTATTTTAAAGTGTGACTCATACTTTTCGATTGCAGGATTCATCACCTCAGATGCGCCCTCTTCAAAATCGAACATTTATTGTCCTCCTTTTAAAATATCGTCTAGCATTATTTCCCATTTTTTTGATGCTGTTGGAAATAACTCATACATCATTTTTTTGGATTCTTCATTAACCGCCGTCTCAGTCATATGAGCAAAAAACTCCGATTCTTGATTTCCAACCGTTTTCCAATATTTCAAACCATGACCAGACCCTAATGGGTGATCAATGAATCCTCCCGTTGATTCCATCATGTCAGAAAGCGATGAATACATCCGTGGATGTTCTTCTGCTAATTTCTTGTACTTTCTGACGATCGAGCTTTGATCAAATATAGACATCTTTTTGAAATTCTTAATAGTAACATAGCCCTCACCGTTAGCAGCTTTTAGTTCACTATTAAATAGATTCAACATATCTTTTTTAATGTCGTTTTTCAGCTTGTATCCTGAAATCCCAGAAACTCTATCAAAGTCACTACCCGTTGCTTTAATACCTAAATTATCAATGGCATGACCTAATTCGTGAAGAACTGTTTGCATAGCTTTTTTACTATTACTGCCGTCAAAAGCTTTTTGAGATAATTGTAATTTTGAACCATTGGCATAATTTCCAGCATCTGCCAATTTATTAAATTCAAACTGACTCCCAAACTTACTCAATAAACCTCTAACTCGCTCATCATTGATTGAGTCTAGACTTTTCAAGAATTTATCATAGTTTTCTTTTCCAACGGCGCTAGACATATTTGTATTGTCAAACACACCTTTGAATTCATTAGTCTCATTAAGTGTTTTCTCTCGATCGACATGTGGCGCCGTACTGCATCTGCAATTTGCATGCATGGGACAAGCGTTTATCCCCGACGACATATCTTTTACTTTGAATATCTTTCCGTTCAATGGTAAACAGATAGAGCATGCTGTCGGTTCTGCGATATACTCGTATTCTTCGATGCCGTACTTTTTATAACTTTGATTCTGTATCTCAGTCTGAACCCTTGCAGATTCTGTGCGCATCAACCGCTCAGCTTCGTACTTACTAGAATCAAATAGATTACGTAGTTTTCTAGCCATGTCACGTGGGTTCTTACCTTGCGTAACCGTCTGTACTAACAATTTATCTAACTCGGCTTTAAACGCCTCCATGTTGCCCCAGATGCGTTCAGAAAACGTCGCAGAATGAAAAGAACCATTTACGACAGCCTCTACAAAATCTTTGTAGCCATCGAAAATGGTTTCACCTAATATACCGGCTTGTCTTTTAGCTTCGGCAATACCTTCTTTTGTCAGCAAGTCAACAGTGTACTTATCAAGATCATCCGATAAAGCAATCAATTCAAGCCCTAATTGCGATTTAAGGAGTTCTAAACGATTAACTCTCATTGTGACATTGTATAGACGTAGCTCATCGTTAGCTGTCTTAGAAAAATCCTTCGTCTTAACATATTGTTTGGCTTTTCTGGCAAAGGCTTTAACGTCCATCTCCATTGACACCTTTTTAGCTTCGGATAACGACACACCTTCTTTACCAGCAAAACGTTGCCAATTCGCGTCAATTTCTTTGTTGATATTGTCAATTGCTACTTGAAATCGATCAGCGATAGCTTTCTTCATTTGTTTTTCGTCTTTAATCATTTGTGCAATATGTTGTTCTTCGCGTTTTCTCCAGTAATTAGAGGACTTCATTCATTCACTCCTCACTGGTTTTATCTTCATTAGTTTGTTCTTTAGAATCGTCACTATCTGAGAACTCATAATCCAACACTGGCACATTTGGTTTTTCTTTATTCACGCGTTTGAGCTCTTCTTCAGCAGACACGCCGGTTAGTCGTTCAGCCATTTCACATAAAGTCTCTTCTGAAACAATTCCAAGCATTCCTTTGATTACATTCATAATCTCTTCATCCGATTGCGGAACATTCGGTGTAAATAGAATTTGAATATCATTTACTTTGTTGTAAAGATCCTCTTGTTTTTTATCATCCGAAACAAAAAAAGCTTTGACATTTTCTATCAAGCCTTGTGGTTTATTCAAATCATCTTTGATGCTCCACGAGTGTGTAAGTAACCGTAAACGCCGCATAATAGCTTTCTTAACCATACGTTCTTTGTTCTTGCGGTCATTGTCCGATCCCCAACCTTTGAAACGAAACCCGATTCCTGATTGGTTAGATCCGATGTTCTCATCTGTGAAGTCAATCAAAGATGTAAAACGCAAGATGTCAGCAACCGTTCGGCTATCGTTGGCTTCCATACCTGCAACATCGTACTCTTTTTTCAGATAGTAGGCGTCAGGCGTGTCACCTAATTTGCCTTCGCCGTAATCTTTTTTATCACCTAAAACAAGCATTCTTGCTTGCATCATAGCTTTGAATACTTCCATCTTGCTATTGTCACCCTCGTCGTCCGTTGCTGTGTCAGGGTTCCCTTTAATCACCAGGTACGCTTCAGATGAATCTTGTTGGAAGTTGGCCATCTCAGACCTAGACAAATCGTATGCGTCGATTGAATCAAGAACACGCTCAAAGTCACTTAAACGTTCCTCGTTATTTATCCATTCGTTTACTTGGACAGAATCAAAGTAACTTTCTTCTTTTCCATCTTCTTCAATTGCTGCATTTTCTATATCGGTGCCATCTGCTACAAGATAGTAATTAAATCCACTGTTCGTATAAAGCTCTACGCGGGTCCATTTATCATTTAAAAATTCTTCTTCATAATAATGAACTGCACAAATAGAATTTTTGTTCTTCGTATTGTCGTAAATCACAAAGGTTTGTTCTGCGTCAAACTTGGCAATGGTTTCCTTGCCGTACTCATCTCTGCCAATCCATTCGTAAGCTCTACCTAGGCCGAACATGTCTCTGCCCATTAGTTGATTATGGTAGTCTTCGTTCGATTGACTGGCAAACTTGTTGATTCGGTCTGATATGTTCTTTTCTCCAGTATATTTAAGCTGGTTACCTAACAGAACCCCGAGTTTGAATGACACGATGAAATTTGGAAAGTCGCTTGCGATCCGATTATCCGCTCGCCCTTCCGGTTTTTCTGATCGATAATTAATATTCCCGTCACCTAACAAGTATCTTTTCAGTTGTTGAAGTCTTGGAACCTGCTTTTCTTTGTGGTGATTGATGAATTCGACAATCAACTTCCAAACTTCTTTACTCTCGAAGTCAATCATTTGTTCAATTTGACCCGTTCGCTGGTTAAGCACTTGGATATGAGGCAACCTGGAAACTGGTATTTTATAAATTAGATTCGCTTCTTTATCAAACCGTTGTCCGTCTAACAATTTAACATTTTGTTCCACTGTATCACCTCTACAATCCTAATTTTTTGAATGCATTTATTGTCTTTTTCACATTTACTTTTTCTTTAACATTCATACTCATCGTCTCAGCAATCCCTGTCGTTGCATCTGGTGCGTCATCATGTTTGTTTTTCCCTTCACGCTGATAATTGGTCATAGCATTGTAGTACTCTGGCCATTTACTACGCCAATCTTCTGGGAAATAAACGTTTTGTTCGATCCACGCGGTATTCGAATATATCCGGGCTTCTTTGTTCGCTGATTGATAAAAGTCATCAATTGCGGTCGCGCATTTTCCTTTCGTCTTCTCCCGAACAGAACGCGCAAAAGAACGCCCACCGTTATTTCTCTCGATGCGCGCTTGGTTCACTTTATTATTGATGTACTGATTTGAAACAGCGGACTCTGTGTGTTCCATCGGTTCTTGGGTGTAGATCACATCTAGCACTTCACAGCGTCCGTCAGATGTCTCGCCCCAAACAATCGAACAGAGGTAATCTTTCCCGGTATCTGCGGTATCGCAATAAGACCATATCTTTTTGTATTCAGAACGATGACCATAAGTTTTTAGATTTTGATATAATTTGCCTTTCTGATCAATAGGCTCTTGTTGATAGTTTGCTTCCGCAATATCCAAATTCATTTCCTGAATAACATCTAAATATTCATCGTGGGTCATGATTTCTTCACACAACATGGATTCGTCATCTTGGACAGCCTTATAACAAATCTGATGAACACTGTTTTTCCGTTTGTTCAACATTTTTCCCGCTAAATCATTATTTGACCATCTTGTCATGATTAGTATTTGTTTACGCGGACGTTCCATTCGTTGAGCTAATGTGTTGTTATACCATTCCCAATGAGAGTCCAATACTCGCTCGTTATAAGCTTCTTCTGCAGTTTTGATAATGTCATCAACAATTACATAATTTGCACCAATCCCAGTAGATGTTCCGCCAGGCGAAGTCGCCAAATAATTCTTTTCCTCTGATCCATCTAAAGACCAGAACCCTTTTGCTGCGTCCCCGTATTTGATTTGTACCTTCGGGAAAATATCTTTAAAATATTCAGCTTTGATATTCTCATTATCAACCATGATGCCGTCACGTGTTTGTTGAGCAAATAAAGATGATAGTATTTGATTGTATGAACCTGTAATGATTTTTGTCCTCGGATTCTGACCAAACATCCATAATACAAAAAGCCTCGCTGTAAATGTTTTCCCATGACGAGGGGGCATGTTGATTACTAATATCTTTTTATCAATCTTATCTTCGTAGAAATCTTGTAACGTTTGACACAAATCTTTTAAATATAGACGATCATCTTTATAAAACTCAGGATAAAGCAATTGGCAAAACAACCAAAAATCTCCTCTGGCTTTCCGAATCGCTAGCTCTCTTTGAACAATTGCATATTCCACACGATCAAGAGTCGTTGATTTTTTCATACCGCTTCACCAACTCTTCTAATTCTTCGTCTGACATTTCTCCGTATTGCTTTCGAATATCTACACCACCGGAATGTTTGAGTTCTTGTTTGTCTGTATAGATTCCAGCAATAGTCAGAATCATTTTCCTATCCTGATGACCTTTTTCAGTCAATGCATACTTGTAAGTGGCATTAAGGACATCAGAAGCTTTTCCTTTGATCAGATCCATTGTTGTTTCGTTGACTAGATCAACAAATCCTTCTTTGCTCATGGCATCGTAATATTTTGTCCTACCGATTTTCGCCAGCGAACACAACTCTTGCACCGGTTTGCCTAAGTTATCCGGATTTATCAATACTTCTAAGAGTTTTTTCTCTGCAGCAGTGGGTTTGTATCTGTTCGCTTTCGTATCGCTTTTTTCCATCCTTAATCACCACCTTTCTATATGTATTTACTGATATTCTCCTGCACATGCTCATCTTTCCAATAACCAAACCCACAATAGACCATCTTGCACTGATCAACCTCAACTGGTGTTGCTTCCCTGGTCATTTCTACGATCGAGTACTTCGCCTTCATCTGAACAGACATCACCACCCGTTTATGTTGACCTCTCATTGGTAAAGGATATTTATTGTTTAGTGACACATACCAATAGTTTCTCATTTTTATATTCCTTTTCCGCATTGTCCTGTAAGCGTTACAATGATATAATCCCTTTAGGGTGAATCCTTTAAAAATTTGTTTTTTCACTTGGCCGCTGCGGAAACAGCGGTCTATTTTGTTGCCATAAAGGTTCTAAAGTCGTAAACTTTAGTTGTAACCAATTTTTATCCTGCGTTAGACCATTGCTTTGCCGAGCAGTGGTCTTTTTTATATCCAAAATAAAAAGACCGCCTAAGCGATCTTGATTATGTATTAAGCAACCTACACGAGTTATACTCTCCGCATATCCACTTATCCTCGGTTGCTTCGTTAGGGCTATGACAAGATAGCCAATGTTACTCCCATAACCTACAACTGAGAGCGTTTCATGTCTGAGATAGTATTCTATGCCTTTTAACTGAGTCCCAGCACGCTGGTAAATGCAGCCAATCAATCGGCATCCGATAAGATTGAT